TTACTATAAGTGGAAAAAGTGGTATATAATAGACAAGGAAGTGAAATTTCCGTCAATACTTGAAGATTTGGTTGGAAATTATGAGTGGATCAACTGTGAGTTCATTGGAAATAAACTTATAGAGGTTCATTTTAGAAGAAATCCTGACTTTAGATATGGAAATACAGTTGCGATACCAGTTTGGAAAGAATCTAATAGCACAAAGTATGATAATTTACACTTTGTTGACGACGAAGACTACTTAAGAAAGGGATTTTACATTGACACCGGGATAGAAACCCCGTAAAAAGTTCTGTTCAACCCCCTAAAGGAGAAAACAGATGGCAATGCACCCCAATCCAGACCGAGATTCAAGTTATATGAGAGAAATGTGGGGCACAAGTGGTCTTATTACTGACTATTGGACCAAAGTACCAGAAAAAAAGATGCTTCGTGAGATTAATAATGACGACATGACACCCAAAAAGCATGATTTTTCTGTTCAAAAAGAAATTCATGAAAAAATTCGCAATGATAATGACTATGATGACTGGGAATATGGAACAGAACCCATTTTTGGGTGATAAATAAGATAGAATTATTAGTTTTAGATGCCTTTAGAGCGTGTTAGTAAGAGTTTTAAGGATGTTAGTCTGACATTTCAGGCTAACCCTTTGACTTTTGACGTAATTGCACTAAAAAATGAAACTGCAATAGCACGCTCTATTAGAAATCTAGTATATACAGTTCCTGGTGAGAGGTTTTTTAATCAAAATATTGGTTCTAAGATATCACAAAGTTTATTTGAAAATATTGATTCCATATCTGCTCTTGCAATTGAAGGTGAAATCAAAAATACTATAGAAAATTATGAGCCAAGAGTTGAATTGGTTAAAATTAAAGTAGAACCAGATTTTGACAGTAACCAGTTTGACGTTACTATAATATACAATATAATTGGAATTGAAGCTTTACCTCAACAGTTATCATTTGCATTACTACCGACACGATAATGGCACTAGTAAACTTCACCAATCTAGATTTCGATCAGATTAAAACAGGCATAAAAGACTATTTGAGATCAAACTCAAATTTTACTGACTATGACTTTGAGGGATCTAACCTATCAGTAATTATTGATACTTTAGCATATAACACATACCTTGCCTCATATAATGCTAACATGGTTAGCAATGAGGTTTTTATTGATAGTGCTACTCTTAGAGAGAATGTAGTATCTCTTGCAAGAAATATTGGATATGTTCCAAAGTCAAGAACTGCAGCAAAAGCAACCATAAGTTTTTTCGTAAATACCGAAAACCTTGCAAACAAACCACTTACATTAACTCTACAAAAAGGTTTGGTTTGTACTACATCTTCTTTTGGTTCAAATAATTTTGTATTTTCCATTTTGGATGATATTACCGTTCCTGTAGTGAATAATATTGCAATATTTGACTCAATTCAAATCTACGAAGGAACTTATACAAAAAATACTTTTACTGTAAGTTCAAATAATCCAAATCAAAAATATATTTTAGATAACCCAAATATTGATACTTCTACTCTAAGAGTCAGTATAAGAGACTCTCAAAGGAGTACTTCATCTAGAAAGTTTATAAATGCTCCAAATATTTTACAAGTAAACTCAAATTCAAAAGTTTACTTTATTCAAGAAGTCCAAAACCAAAGTTATGAGTTAATTTTTGGGGATGGTGTAATTGGAACAAAACTAGAAAACGACAACTTTATCGAAGCTTCTTATCTTGTAACTAATGGCGAAGAAGGTAATGGGTTTAACTCATTTACATTCTCAGGAAGAATTGTAGATGGAAGTTCCAATTTGATTAGAAGCGGAATATCTATTATAGCGACAGAATCAAGTTCTACTGGAGGTTCGGAGGTAGAATCTGTATCTTCAATAAAAAACTTTGCGCCAAGACTTTACTCTGCACAAAATCGTGCAGTTACTTCATCTGACTATGAAGTAATTGTTCCTAAAATTTACCCAGAAGCAGAATCTGTAAACGTATTTGGTGGAGAAGATTTAGACCCTCCACAGTTTGGTAAAGTTTTTATAACAATAAAGCCAACATTTGGAACTTTTGTTTCAAACGCGGTTAAAGACAATATAAAGGAAGAATTAAAAAAATATAGTGTGGCAGGAATAGTTCCAGAAATTTTAGATGCAAAGATTCTTTATATTGAAACTTTCTCTAGCGTATATTACAATCAAAACTTGACATCTTCTCCTCAAACCGTAGGAACACAAATTCTTCAAAATATTTTTAACTATTCAAGATCCAGTGAGATTAATAAGTATGGTGCCAGATTTAAGTATAGTAGATATCAAAATATAATTGATAACTCTGACCCATCAGTAACCTCCAATATTACAAAAGTTCAAATGAGGAGAGACTTAAAGATATTCCCAAATCAACTTGCAGAATATGAAATATGCTTTGGGAATAGATTTTTTGCAGATTCTGATGGTTATAATATTAAATCGTCCGGTTTTACTATTTCTGGTGTAGAACAGCCAGTTTATTTTGGCGACTCTCCTAATAATGATTTAACTACTGGCACTTTAGTTTTGTTTACATTAGATTCAGATTCTGAACCAACAATACTCATAGAAAATGTTGGTACAATAAATTATATAAAAGGTGAGATAAGAACGTTTGCTCTTAATATAATTTCAACAGAAAAACTTTCAGGAGGAACTCCAATAATAGAGATTTCAGCAATACCAAAATCAAATGATATTATTGGTTTACAAGATCTTTATTTACAACTAGATAGTAATAGAGCTGAGATAAGAATGATTCCTGATAATATAGAATCTGGTTCGGATTCCTCAGGTTCAAATTACATTTTCACATCAAGCTATTTTAATGGAGACCTAGTAAGAAGATAATAAATGGATAATACAAGAATAAAAATCAATTCAATAGTACAAGATCAACTCCCATCTTTTGTAAGGGAGAATTTTCCTCTTGTCCAAGAATTTTTAAAAGAGTATTATAAGTCATTAGACCTTCAAGGTGGTGCTTATGATGTCCTTACAAATATTGATAAGCAGACTAAGGTCGATTCAATATCAAATTTGGTAAGTTTTACTGTATTAAAAAGTGATGTTGATCTTTTTAGCAATACAATAAATGTTGAGTCTACTGAAGGGTTTCCTGACAGGTATGGTCTAATTAAAATAGACTCTGAAATTATTCTTTATAAAAGTAAGACCACCACTTCATTTGAAGAGTGTGTTAGAGGATTTAGTGGAATTTCTTCTTATGGAGAAAATGAGAACTTTATTTTTGAGGATACTCTTACACAAACACATCTTCAGGGGACAGAAGAATCCCCAAAAAATGTATTTAACCTAAGCATATTATTTTTAAAAGAGTATTATAATAAAGTTAAAAAGCAGTTTTTACCTGGATTTGAAGGTAGAAAATTATTTTCATCTTTAAACTCTGGAACTTTTTTAAAAAATTCAAAAGATTTTTATTCTTCAAAAGGCACTGACGAGTCTTTTAAAATATTGTTCAGAGTTTTATTTGGTGCTTCTGTAGAAGTAATTAAACCAAGAGATTATTTAATACAACCTTCAGATGCTCAGTATAGAATAACAAAAGATCTTATAGTAGAAGAAATTAATGGATCTGCAGAAGAGTTAAAAAATAGAACAATATTCCAAGATCAACAGCAAGGTAATATCTCCAAAGCTTTTGGTACAGTAACTGATGTTCAAAGAATTATTAGAAATGGAAAACCATATCATGTATTAAAATTAGATAATGATTTTAATAAGGATATTAATGTTATCGGAACAGTTTTTGGCGATTTTTCAATTCATCCAAAAACAAAAATAAAAGAAAAAGTTTTAACTGGATCAGATTATATAAATGTAGATTCTACTGTAGGGTTTCCGGAAAGTGGAACTTTAGTATATAAGGGACTTAATGGATACTTTGTCATTACTTATGAAGAGAAGTCATTAACTCAGTTTAATAAATGCTCGAATATAATAGAGGATTTGTCTTCTGGAGAAGACATTCTTTTGGATGTTTTTGCTTTTGGATACTCAAGTTCTGGAAGCATAATAAGTTTTAGGATAGGTGGAGTTGTATCTAATACAAATATTATAGAAAATGGAAAAGGATATACTAAAGACGACCCAATAAAACTTGTTGGATATGGATATGATGATCCTAAAGATTTTAAATCTAATGACTGGATATTTAACGTTTCGGTAAATTGTGAAGTAGAGAGTATAACAAAAGAAAAAGATACAGGATCTAGTTTTAGCTATACGATTAAGACATATGATAATACCAATATTTACAATAAAGACTCTGTAGAAGTTGACTATTTTTCATTAACAAACAATCAAAGACAAACTGAAATTTTTGATGGGGTGTTGGTATCAGAGACTTCTGTGCCAACAAAAGAATTTAAAATAAACAATTCACAAAAGTCTATTGATAAAATTTTTAGCGTAAGAAAAGTCACTTCACTATATGATGAAAAATATCCTTCAGATGTTATAAACGTATATAAAAATAAAACTGAAAAGTCTTTATACGTTGCGTCAAATTCTTTACCAAATTACGGCAATTCTTTCAATACAGTAAAAGACTTTAAATTTGAAATCACCAAAGTCGTTATTGATGGAATAACCATAACTCAACCAAATCATGGGTTTTTAACT